GAAGAGGAAGAGGAAGAGGAAGAGGAAGAGGAAGAGGAAGAGGAAGAGGAAGAGGAAGAGGAAGAGGAAGAGGAAGAGGAGGACTTTGAAGTGGAAGATGTTGAAATTGACGGGGAAGTTTATGTTACAACAAATACAGAGGATGGAACTATATATAAAATAGATAGTGATGGTGAGATTTTAGAAGATGCAACGGGTGAATGGATAAAAGCAGGATATTATAAAAAGGGAATTTCTTTTATTTTATAAATAATATATAAGTAATGACATTTCAAAATCTGTGTCCGCCAGCATTAATATATTTATTGTTTTCTATAACACAAGTAGTAATAGATACCGTAAAAGGATTATATAACACGGCCCTTGTTAAAGTATGGGTAGCCTTTGTATTCACGATACTATTGAATTATCTATGTCAACTAGGTTTAGGAATAATTTCCTGGTTTATAGTTTTCATTCCCTTTCTGTTAATGACTTTAGTTGTAGCAATTTTATTACTTATGTTTGGATTAGATCCATCAACTGGAAAATTAAAAGTAACAGATCCAAATAAACCCACGGACCACGACCATCACAAACACGATGTAACTCGTGACGGCGAACATGGTCATCACCCACCTGCCGCTAGAGACGATAAAGAAATAAAAAAAAAAGAGCATCCGATAATGCAATATTACAAGTCTATGAAACCGGGAATTGGAGGCGGTGGAGGAGGAGGAAGTACCTCGAGTATACCAGAAAAAGAAACTCCCAAACAAAAATCAGATAGAATATTAAGTAAATCTCTTTTATTTTATACCGAAACAGAATCAGATGCGCCTAAAAATAAATTGAGTTTAGATACAAAAGTAGATTATCCTAATAATAAATTAGATACTAAAAAATATGAATTATATGTTAATACTGTAACTAGCATACTATCTGGAATGGGTGAAAGCGAAATAGCAAGTGATTTACAAATAAAATCTAATGCTTGTATTAATTCAGCAAAAAAAATGGACAAAACCTCTGCTGAAAGGTCAGTAACTGAGTGTTTTGACAGCTTAATGGTAGCAATTTATAATCAATTTGACCCTGTAAAAGCAGAATTATTAAAAAGAAATATAAGAGAAACAATATGCCGCGATAATGAACCAGACATATCTTGTAAAAAAAGATTAGAAGATAATTGGTGGAATTAAGTTTAAAAAAAAAGAATTTAAATTATATATTATTATAAGTAATATATAATGTTTGATATAGTTTATTATTTAGCAGGTGTAAGCATATTTGGTTCGGTGAGTTATTGTATTTTATATATTTACGATAGAGATTCGGTGGATTATATTGCTCAAAAATCAAGTTGGAATGCTGTAAAGGCCTATCATAAAATAAACTTGGAAATCGATAATTTAAAAAGATGGTATTATGCGAATGAAAATAAAGACGAAGATGAAGAAATTGTAGAATTAGACGAAATAACAGAGACTGTAGAATTTATTGGTTATAAAGAAAGCGACGATACAACATATACAAGTACTAGTTTAGAAAATAACAAATATATTCAAGATACTGATTTTGATTTGATGTTTTTAAAAAAAAAAGAGAATGATGTAGAGTTATATAAAAGAATAAATGAAAAAACAGAAGTTGATAAAAATATAAAAATGGAAAAGGTAGATAAACAATTTATCCAAATAGAACTTTGTCAAAATTCCAATAAAACAAGTATTCATAAAAACCTTGAAGGATTTTATTTAACAGATAACACCTTGTTGGATTATGTATTTTTGAAATGGTATGTTAATAAATTTTACGGGTTATTATTAGCAGATACATATAAACTTAGTATTATAGATTCAGATATCAATATGTTTAACTTAGACAAAAATCAAAGTATCATAATAAATAGCAAGAAAAATTATGATATTAATACAAGTATAAAATAATTATATATCTTTAAAAAAATATATATAAACAAAATTGATTAATATTAATACATAATGGAAGTGTCCCAAATAATGGAATCTCCATCGAGTACTGAACAACATGATTTATATGATAAATGGGTTTTATGGGCTCATTTACCACACGATACAGACTGGAGTGTCAATAGTTATATTAAAATAATGATAGTAGAAACTATGGAAGAAGTAATATCTCTTCTTAATAGTGTTCCCGCTCTAATGGTCAAGAATTGTATGTTGTTCTTTATGCGTAATGGAGTAAACCCAACTTGGGAAGATCCTAAAAATTGCGACGGAGGGTGTTTTTCGTTCAAGGTTTTAAATAAAAATGTAGCGAGTGTTTGGAAAGATTTGTCCTATGTTTTGGCAGGGGAAACGGTTTCAAACGACCATAAATTTCAACAAAAAGTAACCGGTATTACAATTTCTCCAAAAAAATCATTTTGTATATTGAAAATATGGATGAGCGGTATGGGTTATCAAAACCCACGTGTAATCACAGAAATTACTGGTTTAGATATCAAAGGTTGTTTATTTAAAAAACACAAGCCCAATTATTAAATTTATATATATATTTATTTATATATAAATATGATTAATGATTTATCAGGAATACTTAGAGCATATCCAATAATTACATCTTTTTCATGTGTGATTGGTTATTTTACTAGTGGAAATATAGATTTGTTGATGTTATTAGTTGCTAATACAGTTAATGATTTAATAAATAATTTTTTAAAATATAAAATATGCGCACCATTAATGGGTGATAAGAGATGGGGGATTTTTGGATATGGAACTAGACCAAAGGGTGCGAAACATTGTGGGTTATTTGTAAAACCAAATAGCAACGGAATACCGAAAGGTAGTTTTGGTATGCCTTCGGGACATTCACAAAACGCGATGTTTTTCACCACTTATATGGTTTTACATTTAATTAACAGTAATTACGATAAAATAACACAAAATACGGGTATAGTATTATTTTCATTTTTAGGAATTATGGTTATGTATAGCAGGGTATATTTTAAATGTCATACAATTCAACAGGTTTTGATTGGTGGATTATTGGGAGGCATTTTGGGTGCGTTATATTTTAAGAATAAAGAAAAAATAAAGAAACTTTTTTAATGAAAAATACATAATATATAGGTTTAATAGGTAAAGTTCCTTTAAAGAAAGTTTCAAGTAATTATTTACTATTGTTATTATATAATGACACACCAACTAACTTTCCACATTCGCAATCCCACATTAATTGATGGAGGATATGGCACTATACCATTTCCCAAAAATCATACCAGCTCTGTTGAGTTTAGTAAAGGTCCCGAACCAGATACAGCTTATGTTTTATGGAGAAAAAATGACATCAAAGAAAAGAACGATGACAGCGAAATAAATCCTACAATATCCAGTCACAAAGGTTGGACAATGGTTGCTAAATGTATTTTTCGAGGATGGAAAGGTCAGGCTGAAGATTGGTGGGAACCAAATATGTCAACCTTAATAAAAACGGATTCCACTATTTCTGATGAGTATTTAAATGATGCAATAAAATTTAAACGTCAATATACACTCAAAAGAGGAAAGGACCGAGCCACTAATCGAATGGTTAATATTTTTTACTGGGAAAAAATTATAAAACCTTCCGAACATAGTGATTTATTTTATAAAGAAGGAGTAAAAAACCGAACCATTTTAGGGAATATATTAACCAAATCCCCCAATAATAACATTCTTGAGCAAAACATGAAGCCAGACCCAATGACTTTAATGACGGGATATCTAGGAGGAAGAAAAACACAGAAAAAAAAACGAAAAAAAAGACGTAAAAAACGTAAAACCAAGAAAAGAAAGACAAAAAGAAAGACAAAAAGAAAGACAAAAAGAAAGAAGAAAAAAACAAAAAAAACATTTAGAAATCAAAGAGGATGTAAACGATAAATATAAATTATAAATTATTATTTATATTTAATTAGCAGGTAACGGCGCTAGACAAAGTTTAATTTCACCAAGACTTGCAACACTGTATTTAACAACTAAAGGGAGGTCATTTTCTAAAAACATCTCGATATTGCTGCATAAGTTTGTACATTTGATAAAATAATTTAAATTCTTCAAGCTAAATTCCCCCTGAATAACCTCTGTAGTTTCTGTTTTTTTTACAAATTCAGTAATGCCATCAGCTTCTGTTCTATTAATTTGAGCGGTTGCGAAAGGTCCAACACATGAAAAAACCAATTCGCTACCAATAGATTTTATTTCCAACCTTTCTGATATATTACTTAAATCTCTTATAATCTTTTGAAAATCGGTAGAAGGAAGATTGATAATAGATGAAAATTTTACCGAAGGCATATCCAATTCTTCTTCGTCAGGTTCAATTAATTTTAATTTTTGAATTTTCATTTGTTTTATATCACCATTTTCAAATTTAAGTCCTAGATATTCAACGATTCCGTCGCTGTAATCTTTTTCTTCAATATAAATTGTAAGAGTATCGTCGTTATCGATGGTATTTATCAATTTAAAAAGATGAAACATATTAACACCAATAATAATTTTAGGATATTTGCAATAGAAGTGTTCAAATTTCAACGCATCTAAAAAAAGATGAGCTAAAATAGTATGTGATTTATCCATGTTTATGATTCTAATTCCTGCGGGTACAAGATTACCTTTAGCATCAATATAATCTTGAGAAAATACGATATTTGTTTCTAATAATATATCTTTTAAAGCTGTCATTAATGTTCTCATGGGTGCTATTTGTACAGTTTTCATTTCTAAGACATACGGGCTAGATTTTGCAAGACTGGTCATATATATTATTAAATCGTTTGAATATCTTTAAATACTTATGCGTATAATATGAAATTTTTGAGTATTATTAATAATAACCATAATGGGAAACATATGTTGTCAGAACAAAGTAACTGATTTGAATATAAAAAAGACTATATTTATAAAAAAAGAATTTGATATTTATGTATATGATCCTATTATTTTAGGTGATGGTGTATCAGGTAACTCTTATAAATTAAAAATAAATAACAAAACACTTACGTGTAAAAAAGTTAAAAAAGAACACTTCGACATGGCCTATGATGAAATAGAGATATTAAAAGAAATAGATGATAAAAAATATTTGCCTATTTTTTTTAATGCAATTCAAACACCAAAATATTTGTATATAATGTATAATTATTTAGATGGAGTCGATTTATTACAAATGACTCAAAATCCTACATTTGATATAAGAGAAACAAATACATTAGCAAATATTATAAAAGAAATTACAAATGGACTTTACGCATTATTTAAGCATAATTATGTCCATTTGGATATAAAACTTGAAAATATAATAATAAAAAAAACAAAACCAGTTCAAATTAAAATAATTGATTTAGCGTATTGTAAAAAACTAACTGGAAAAAATAATATTTTAGAACCAGTTGGAACATATGGATATACATCTCCGGAAGTTTTGATATATAAAAGATATTTCCACAATACTGATGTTTGGTCTTTAGGTGTTGTTTTATATGGTCTTATAACAAATTATCCATTATTTATAAATACAAAAAAATGTAATACCGCGATTGAAGAAATGAATAGATTTGAAAATATATACGACAGAACAAGTAATTTGAAAAATGTGGATATGAATTTAATAGATTTAATGGACAAAATGTTAAAAAAAACACCATCATCTAGATTATCTGTAAAAGATATATTAAATCATAAATTTATTACAAAGAATTCAACGACTTAGGAAAATCTTGTTTAACGAATATATAAATAACTTAAAAATACCTTAAATTATTTATTAAATGGAAGGTTCTTTAGTAAAGATTACAAGTTTATACGAAATGTATAAATCTTCGTCAGGTACAATTACAAAATTAGAATATTATATAAATAACCAATTACCATCTTTATTGGAGAAATTTAACGTTCAAGAGAGAAAACTATTGTTTTTAGAGAAAGAAAGTGATAAGTATATCAATAATTTTTTAACTGATAGACAATTTTTTTATATTCCATTAACAGATACTTTTATAAAATATGATGGAGAGAATTATACCTTTGTTGATGAAGATAGTATATGGATTATTATTTTAAATGATATAACAGATAAAGGTATTCTTATTGAATGTAAACAAAGGATAAAGAATATATTAATTGAAAAAATAAAAGAACAAAGTTTATTTAAAACAATACCAGAATCTTCGACGGTTCAATATGTAATTAATTTTTTTACCCCTACATTATTTAGTAGCAAAGAAGATGTAAAACATTTTATGACATTAATAGGGGATAATATTTTGAATAAAAAAATAGATTTAAATTACTTTGTTCCAATCGAAAGTAAATTATTTTTTGATACATTAGAATCTATGTGTCAATATAATTTTAAAACGAAATTAGGTATTACTTCTACTATTAGATACAGATATAGAAGCGAAGACTATGACAAAAGTAGGCTACTTTATTTTACAAACTCAATCCAAAATAAATCTTGTTGGTTGTCGTTTATGAAAGATAATTTATATAATTTTATAGTTGTTTGTTGCTATTATTCCACTAGATATATTAATGCTGATAATTATATTAATAAAGTAAATGATATATTTAAGAAAAAAATTCTTTATTTGAAAAATAATACAAAACAAGATTTGGTTAATCAATTCAAACAAAAAATGATTATACAAGAATCAAATAATAATATCCATATAAAAGATATGTTTTTCTTGTGGAAAATATATTTAAAACAACAAAATTTACCAAATATGATTTATAAGTCTGAATTTGAAAATATAATAAAAGAAAATATGACTATTAATAATAATTTATTTTTGAATATCAAAAGTAATTATTTAAATAATACTAAAATCGTCCAAAAATTTTGGAACCAAACAATTAGCAAGGGTGTAGAGGATGAATTGGAAATAAGTGAATTATATGCTTTAATTGTGAAATGGACTAATGATGAAAATATTAATTGTACGGACTTTGATGAAAACAAATTACAAGATATTATAAAACACTTTTATGATGATATACAAATAGAAAATGATAAATTTCTTATAGGTGTTAAATGCAATTTATGGGATAAACAGGATGATATATTAGACGCATTTCAAAATAAATTCAATAAAAATATCGAAAAAGATATAACAATATATGATTCCTATGTTTTATTTTGTAAATATATTAATAACAAAGGAAAATTGTTAACAGTTAGTAAAAAATATTATTTTAAATATATTAATAAAGTTATACCCGAACAATATATCAAAAATGGTTGTATTTTATTAAACTATTGGAATAATGAATAAACTTTAGAAATATTTGCGTTTATATTTTTTCTTGTGTAAATATATAATGGTTAGAAGAAATAGAGCAAGCAGACGCAAGCGTAGTGGTGGTAAATCCGGTCGTACATTCAAAAATTTAGTAGGGACTCGTGCTGAAGTTATGCACGGAACCGCATTCAAGACGGGATATGGTAAGGTTAAAAGTGAAGGTGGTAACTCCCTTACCAAAGTAAATCTTAAATATAACAAAAACGGAAGAATTGTTTCTAAAACCAAAAGTGCCAAGGGTCCTGCTCTTCTTAAACAGCTTCGTGATGCTGGTTATACTACTCAAAAGGGTAAATTTGGTGCTGTTAAAACAGAAAAGAAGGGTAGAACAACTAAAAAATCTAGACGCAAGACCAAAAGATGCCGCCATAAATCTGGTAGAAAAAAGGGTAAATACAAAAAGTGCAAGAAATAATTTAATATTTAAATTTAATATTTAATTTTAATTATATATTAAATGTATGAAGCGTAAAAGATTGAGTTACAAGGATAAATTATGGTATGCCAAGGAGGAAGTAAAAGATTTAGAAAGGCTTCTAATCGAAGCACAAGAAAGACTTAACAGAGAATATTTAAATATAGGGGGAAGATCGTGGGTTCAATGGACGTTATATATGATAGGATGGAGTTATGATTAATTTTGATTACTTAATAATTTCGATTACTTAATAATTTTGATTACTTAATAATTTTGATTACTTAATAATTTATATTAATCAAAATTGAAAATAGTTTAAATAATAATTATTTGATATTATTAAATCACGATGTCCACAAAAGCAGCAGACTTAGCTATTACTTACCAAGAAAAAACAGATATCGAACATATCCTAGATGCTCCTGATACTTATATTGGTTCTATTGAATCAGATAAAGTAGGAAACTGGATGCTAGATGGAGAAGATAATATGAAACACAAAGAATACGATTTTATTGGTGGATTATATAAATGTTTTGATGAAGGAATTGTTAATTGTCGCGACCATGTTGTTAGACTAATGCAAAAATTAGGAAACAAAGAAAAAAATGTCATACCAGTTCGTAATATTGATATCACCGTTGATAAAGAGACAGGTATTATTACTATGAGAAATGATGGAAATGGTGTTGATATTGCGAAACATCCTGAAAATGATTTATGGATTCCTGAGATGATTTTCGGTCATTTAAGAACTTCCACAAATTATAAAAAAGATGAAAAAAAAATTGTTGGTGGTAAAAACGGATTTGGTTTTAAACTTGTTCTTATTTATTCAAAGTGGGGAGAAGTTGAAACGGTGGATCATATTCGTAAAAAAAAATATACACAGCGCTTTGAAAATAATCTCACCGATATCTTACCTCCAACCGTTAAAAAAAGTAGTTCCAAGCCTTATACTAAAGTTAGTTGGTTACCGGATTATGAGAGATTTGGTATCACTAACTTAACAGATGATATGTTTAATTTATTCAAGAAAAGGTCGTATGATATTGGTGTTGTCACCGATAAATCTGTAAAGGTAACATTTAATGGAGAAGCAGTACCAAATAAGAATTTCGAACAGTATATGGATGTATATATTGGGTCAAAGGTAGAAACAGAGCGTGTATATGAGATAACTCATGATAGATGGGAGGTGGGTGCTTGTTTGAGTCCATTAGACGAATTTACACAAGTATCTTTTGTAAATGGTGTAAATACAAGTAAGGGTGGAAAGCATATAGATAATATTTTAAACCAGATTGTAAAGAAAATGATTATTTATATTGAGAAAAAGAAAAAAGTTAAAGTAAAACCAGCCACGATTAAAGAACAACTTATGTTATTTGTTAATTGTGTAATTGAAAATCCATCATTTGACAGTCAAACAAAAGATTGTATGAATACCCCATTATCTAAATGGGGTTCTAAATGTGAGATTAGTGATAAATTTATTGATAAATTGGCTAAAATGGGTGTAATGGATAATGCGATTGCTTCTAATGAAATCAAGGAAACAAAAGCTGCTAAAAAAACAGATGGAAGAAAAACAAAAAATATCAGAGGTATTCCAAAATATATGGGAGCCAACTGGGCTGGTGGAACAAAATCAGAACAATGTACTTTAATATTGTGTGAGGGAGATTCAGCCAAGGCTGGTATTGTTTCCGGATTAAGCAAAGAAGATAGAAATAATTTTGGTGTATTCCCGTTGAAAGGTAAGCTAATGAATACCTTAGATGCGGCACAATATAAAATTAATGCGAATGCTGAGATTACAAATATTAAAAAAATTTTAGGATTAACTACTGGTAAAACTTATACAAAAGAAGAAGCAAAAAAACTTTTACGATATGGGAAACTATTATTTATGACAGATCAGGATTTGGATGGAAGTCATATCAAAGGGTTGTGTATTAATATGTTTCATTCTCAATGGCACGATTTAATTAAACTCCCTAATTTCCTAGGATTTATGAATACTCCAATTTTAAAAGCAACTAAAGGGAAAAAAGCAAAACCATTTTATAGTGAAAGTGCTTATCAAGTATGGAAAAAAGCTAATAACGATGCTAAGGGTTGGAAAGTAAAATATTACAAAGGTTTAGGGACGAGCACAGCGAAAGAATTTAAGGAATATTTTGCGAAAAAGAAAATTGTAATGTTTGAATATAATGGAGAAACGAGTGATGACGCTATTGACAAGGTTTTCAACAAGACAAGAGCAGATGATAGAAAAGAGTGGTTGGGAAATTATGACAAAGACCTAGTTTTAGATCCAGAAAATAATCTAGTAAAATTTGAAGAGTTTACGGATAGAGAAATGATTCATTTCTCAAAATATGATTGTGAAAGAAGTATTCCCAATTTAATTGACGGGTGGAAGACTAGTTTAAGAAAAGTTTTGTTTGCTGCTTTTAAAAAAAATCTAGTGAATGAAATTAAAGTAGCCCAATTTTCAGGATATGTCAGCGAACATTCAGCTTATCATCACGGTGAGATGAGTTTGAATAAAGGTATTATTGGGATGGCACATGAATTTATGGGGTCAAATAATATTAACGCATTATTACCTTTAGGGCAATTTGGAACAAGATTGAACGGTGGTAAAGATCATGCTAGTGAAAGATATATTTTCACAGCATTGTCTCCAATTACTAGATATATATTTCCTAAAGCGGACGAACCAATATTGAATTATTTGGATGACGATGGAACTCCAGTTGAACCCGAATATTATACTCCTATCATTCCCATGATTCTTGTAAATGGTGGTAAAGGAATTGGAACTGGTTTCAGTTATGAAGGGTTATGTTATAATCCTATTCATATTATTGATTATTTGAAATGTAAATTAAAAGTAAAAAAATATTCAGGAGATATCAAGCCTTATTATGAAGGATTTACAGGAGAAATTATTGAATATATGGATAAAGCCAAGGACGGGATTCAATATAAGAAATATTTGGTGAAGGGTACATTTGAAGTAACAAGTTATAATTCTATTAAAATCACAGAACTCCCTATTGGGACATGGACGACTACATATAAAGCTTACTTAGAGAGTTTAATGGAAGATAAGGATGCTAAAGGGAAAAAGAAAATCCCTATTGTAAAATCATACACCGATTCTTGTACTGATACTAGTATTGAATTTAGTGTAAAGTTACATATGGGTGTATTACCAAATCTGGTTTCTAAAAAATTTTCAAAAAACATTTCAAAATTAGAAAAGGTATTTGGATTAACAACCACAAAATCAACTTCAAATATGTATTTGTTTGATGAAGAACAAAAATTAAAAAAATATCAAAATATTTATGAAATTATTGAAAAGTATTATCCTGTGAGATATAAAGCATATGAATTAAGAAAGGCTCATATGATTATGTCTTTAGAAAAAGATGTAAAAATATTAAGCAATAAGGCAAAATTTATTCAAGAACAAATCGTTGAACCACCCACTCTAATAATGCGTAAAAAGAAAAAGGCAGAGGTTATTGAAATGTTAAAAGAAAAAGAATATGCTATTATTGGAGACGACGAAGAATATAAATATTTAAGAAATATGACAATTGATAGTGTTGAAGAGGAAAATTATGAGAAATTATTAAAACAAAAGGGAGAAAAGGAAGATGAGTTAGAAAAAATTAAAGTAACTACTATCGAACAAATGTGGTTAAGAGAATTAAAAGATTTAGAGAAAGAATATAATAAATATCAAACAGATAGAATCGGTAGGAGTAAAGGTGTTGGTGCGAAAATTAAAATTAAAAAGAAAAATATTAAAAAGAAAAAAAAATAAAGCAAATATTGTTTAGTGTCAAATATTAGAAAAAGTAAAATATTTTTTTTAAACATTCTAAACAATTATATAATCATATTTTTCTTTTAATGTACATAATTCATTAAAAGAAAATTTTAAAAAAAGTTTTTAAGTTCTAAAACATTATTAGAGTATGTTGACTTGCCTCTTTGTAGTGGAATTGGTAAAGTACTAACATCATTTTTATACTTTACATAACCTTTAGCTTCACCACATATTTGTGGTATTGCATAATCTAATACAAGATCATTTAGCTGTTCTACTTGACCGGTAATATTTGTTGGTAGATTTGCTGAATGTTGTAAGTAAATGCTTCTCATTATTATTTTTAAAGTATCTTCGTTTTGATAACCAATTCGAAAACTGCCTCCAGAACTTTTGTACACTCCTGCTATTAGACCGTGTTGTAGTATAAGAATATTTCCAGCTGAAAAAAAGGTTTTAGACAAATTATTAGGTTCTAAATTGCCTGTTAAAGCATTTCTATAATTTGTTGTTTTCTCATCAATAGGGATTTTATCATATAACTGAAAAACACTATTATTTATAGGATCCAATATATTTACTCTACCATTTGCGTTCATTTATATTAAATGTATAAAAAAATATTATATAAATTAATTTATATAATGAGTTTCCAAACAAACGTTTTAACAGTTTCTATAGTTTTATTTGTTTTTATAATGATAGTGATAGCAACGATGATGACAGGTGCTAAAAAAAATATGGTATTCCCTCCACAAACCGGTCAATGTCCAGATTTTTGGTCTTTGGGTGCGGATGGTGTAAAATGTTATAATACTAACAATTTAGGAAATAAGTGTGCTTCACCTTCAGATTTTTCTAAAATGACAATGAAACAAAAATGTAAATTCGCTAAAGACTGCCAAATCGGGTGGGATGGTATTACCAATGCTGAAACAGACGGAAGACCTAGATATTGTTAATTTGGTATAAAGAAATAAATCTATATATCAAATGTCTTTTTTTAAATAAATAAACTTCCAGAAGATATGGTTGGAGAGATTTTATTCATTTATACATATTAAATCTTTGTCACAAACAAATATTATTGGGAAAAACATTATAAATCAAATATCAAGATAAAATATTTCCAAGATAGAATTATTAAAATATCTCTCCACTTTTGTTTTTGAGAATCAAAAATGTAAGGAAGAACGATATATATGAAAAAAAATGGATTAGTATTTAAAAGGATAAAGATTAGATTTAATAAATGGACCAATTAAATTTAAATTTATTATTAGGTCGTGAAGAAAATGAAAAAAAACTAATAGAATGCCTTAACTATTTTGAAGAGAATAAGAAAAATGTTTTGACAAAAAGAGGAATGTATATATATGGATCTCCTGGAACAGGCAAAACAATATTTGTAGAGAGAATATTAAAAAAATTAAATTATGATATCATAAAATATGATGCTGGAGATGTAAGAAATAAAACAATTGTCGACCAAATTACAAAACATAATATGAGTGATAAAAATGTTTTAAGTTTAATGCAAAAAAAGAGTCAAAAAATTGCCATTATGATGGATGAGTTAGATGGAATGAACAGTGGAGACAAAGGTGGTATTAATACTTTAATAAAATTAATAAGACCTAAAAAAACAAAAAAACAAAAAAAGGAAGATACCACGATGATACCAATTATTTGTATTGGTAATTACCATATTGATAAAAAAATAAAAGAAATGATAAAAATTTGCGAAACAGTTGAATTAAAAACACCAACTCAAAGCCAAATAAAAAATATTGTTACCATTTTGATGCCAAACCTAGAAGGAGAATTAGGAAATAAAATGACTGAGTTTATACAAGGAGATCTACGAAAATTAAAATCAACATTTGATATTTATAAAAATCAAGAAAGTATTTTAAAAAACCAACTTATCCAAAATATGTTTCAAAAAAAAAATTACAACGAAGATGTAAAAGACATAATTAAAAAATTATTAAATAATGAATATAAATTACACCAACATACAGAGTTAATGAATGAAACAGATAGGACTAGTGTTGGTCTGTTATACCACGAAAACATAATTGATGTATTAGAAAACTTGCCAAAAAAAGATACAATACCTTTTTATACTAATATACTAAAAAATGTCTCCTTTGCTGATTATATTGATAGAATTACATTTCAAAAACAAATTTGGATTTTTAACGAAATGAGTTCGTTGGTTAAAACATTTTATAACAATCATTTGTATCACGAAAAATATGGTGATAAAAATATTAAATTTGACCCAGAAAAGGTAAGATTTACAAAGGTTTTAACAAAATATTCTACCGAATATAATAATTCTTTGTTTATTCAAAATCTATGCAAACAATTAAATATGGATATTAAAGATATGTTATCTTATTTTTGTTATTTGAAATCAAAATACCAGATTGATGAAATAATTGAATTATTTGAAAGTAATAATTATGAAATCAATAAATTAGATATAAATAGAATTTATAGATTTTTGAATTGTATTGTACCTATTGATTAATAAAAGATTCTAATCCAGAAATAGAACGTTCACCTTCAAAAACCTTTTTATTACCTTGCTCGTCTAAAAGTAATATAGTTGGAAATCCTTGAATTTCATATTTATCAAGCATACCACCAGCTTCATTTCTCTCCAACTTTTTAAGTTTAACCTCTCCATTATATTTTCCAGAAAACTCGTCCCATATAGGTGTAAATCTTTTACAATGCCCACAACCATTCATGTGAAAATAAACTAGCTCCTTTGGATTTCCAAAATTTTCTAAATAACTAGACAAATAATTAGAATAAATTACAAGATGTAAAAGATACCTAATTACAAGCATAATAACAATAGCAATAGCGAATTGTCCTACAGATGGCAACTTACCAAACTTTTTTGTCAACGTTTTTACCCAACCTAACATATAATATTTATAAATATTATATTTTAAACAGTAGTGTAAAATTCACGCATTGTCTTATCGCGTATAAATAATTTTGGTCTTAATTTTGTTTCTCTAACAAAGTTGGGATGAGGATTTACCAATAGTTTTCTTTTATCGAATGTATTATATTGATGAGCACAAACTAAAATGGATTTCAAAGGGTCTAACTGAACTAAAGGTATTGTATAATTTTTCAAAAATGCCTTTTCCTCCGCAAGTTCAGCATCATCATCATATTTAGTTTGTTTTAAAAGTTCTCGTTTAAATGCAAATGTACCAGCTGTAGCGTGCATAGGTCCATATGGACCGAATTGATATATTTTATCTAAATCGTTAAAATAAATATAAACAATACTACTGCCTACTGCTAATGCTTTAGGTACAGCTCTTAATCTATTTACAGCGTGATTTACCCTTTCTGGAGGATAGTAATCATCATCGTCCATATAAACAATTATCTCACCCTTTGATTTTTCGTGCATATAATTTCTTTTTCTACCCAATTTCATTTTCTTTTCTACTCGTGTATATTT